CAGCAGATGTAACATTACCTCTAACTGAACCCGGTGAAGTTCTATAAGCACCAACACCTCTTCTAAATACTGCTGATAGCATTCTTAAAGTTGCTCTGTGTTTAGGATTTTTCTTATTATGGTCTTCTACTTTTTTCTGTAAAGCTTTTCTAACTCTTGCAGATAATTGTTTCATTAAAATATCTTCAGCAATATCTAATGATTTTTTTCTGCGTTCTCTAACAACTTTTTTGTAATCATTAACAACTGACTTCATTTGTGAAACACCACCGGCAGTAACACCGCCCCATTTCATAACTGCAATAATGCCGTTAAGTCTATTGTTTTTCTTATGACGATTCATAAAGCGTTCTCTTCTCTTAACCCAGTTAAGTGTTGATTCGCTTCTGTCTCCGCCTTTGTATGCTGTCCATTTATTGAAAGCGTCATTACCAGTAAATGATGTAGGAGGATTACCACCAGTACCAGCTCTTCTCCAAATCTCTGGCCAGTTCTCTTTTAAATCTTTAACGTAGGCATAACCCGGAAATTGTGGGTGTTGTGAATTAGATAAACTTATTTTTTGATTGTCTCCACTTCTAGGAAAGTTGGTTATTTTTTTAGGAGCTTTATCACCTTTGACTGCTTCTTCGTATTCTTCGTGTGTTTTACAAGGCATAAACGCTTCTTTGCCGTTTACTTCATGAGTATGTACTCCAATAGCACAACCTAACTCTTTTGCTCTTTCCATAGCTTCACCCGGATTATCGAATACATCTTTTGCTAATGCAATCTTTTCTTCTGGACTATACAAGTTATCACCTCGTTCATACATTGTTTCGGCTTCTTCTAGAGATACTTTTATCTCTCTGATTTTCCCGTGCTTTTTATTTAAGAATGCTTCTGCTTCTGCTCTAGTATCAAAACATTTTAGTATCTCACCATCTTCGTGGCTAATAACACAAAATGCACCATTAGGCATTTCTGCAATATACTTTTCTTCATTCAAGTAAGTAGGAGTTAAAACTACTTCATCTTCTCTCTCTACCTCTGGCGGTAAACCAATAGTTGTCAATGTTGCTTTAGACTCATCATCGTCTTTAGCCGGTTCAGATTCTGCTTGGTCATTAAGAAGTGGACTACCATCTTCTGTGACCTGTATCATGTTGAGTGGTCTTAGATAAACATCATGCCTATCATCAGCTTCAAGACCTACAACTTTTCTTGCTTCGCCAATTGTTACCCAACCCCCTTGTACAGCAGTATTCATGCGTTTATAGAGGTTGTCTTTGTCATCAGCTAAAGCTCTAACGTTTCCGATATCATACTCGCAATATTGATTATCGTTTCCGCCAAACTCTGGTCGTAACAATTGATGAGTCAAATCACTCGCAACCATGTTCCACATTGGGACCATTTTTGACTCTGTAAAGAACTCTCTAAGTTCTTTGGTATTTGAATATGTAGCAGAATCAAGACCAGCACCAAGTCCTGCAAGAACAGCTGGAACGCCAAGTACAGCAGAAACTCTTTCTTCTGGTATTCTTCTTAATTCGGCTAACTTCATTTGGTCTGGAGAAAAAGATACAACTTCAACATTCATCGCACCAGACAAAACCATTGGCGCACCTCTGTTTTTGCCTCCGAATTTTTGCTTATACATTTCTGCAATAGCTTCGGCTTCTTCTCTAGTTGGGCCACCCATAGCGTCATCTCTTGGTGAGAGTATAACTCCGGGTACCGCCATGTTATGCAATAAAGCAGCTGTATATTGTCCAGCAGCTTCATCTCCTGCAATCTCTCTTAGAACGCCTCTAAGTGGAGCAAGACCTTTTCTCATGTTGTTAGGGTCGACATTTTGACGTAAATGAATCATGTCTTCTTTTTCAATCTTTACAGATTCGTCACCCTGCAAACCACCTTGTGGTTGATAATTGAAGTGTGTAATTAATTCGTTTTCGTTACCTTTTGCTTCTACTAAGTGAGGCATTAAAGGAACTAGTTCTACAACTTGTCCTCTTGCATTTCTATTTTTATAAATAAAAGCGTCGCCAGCTGCGTTAAGAGATGTAACAATATAGTTAGCTAGTAACTGTTGTGTCATGTAAGGATTTGGTCTTCTTAATAATCTTGTAAGAGGATGATTCATTTCTCTTGTGTAATCGCCCTCAGAGTTTCTAGATGATACTAAAAGATTAGGTTCTGCGAATGCTGTAGCTAATACATTAAGACATGCAATAACAGCAGAGTTTCCTGTTCCGTCACCGACCTCTGCTAATTTTTTATGGTCAAAGTATCCGGATGATGTGTTATATCCAAATACTGCTTGATTTAAATATGAATATTCTGTTTGGTTTACTACTAAACTTTTTTGTTCTGCTTCTCTTCTAACTCTAGCGTCGGTTGGTGCGTTCAACCAATCTATTGCTTTGGAAAACCTTGACTTATCTTCAGCCATTCTTAATACGCGCTCCAGCTTCTACGTTCTTGTAACATTTGTACGCCGTAAGATAAAGTATCAATGATATCATCGTGAGCACCAGCGGGAAAGGTCATTATCTCTCTCTCCATCTCTGGTAGCCAGTGAGTATCTCTAAGTAAGAAAACGTCTCCAGATTCCATTCTGGCTGACAAAGGAAGTGCGCGTGTAACTTTGTCTTTATCCGACTTAAGGTCTTTTACACGAATACCCGAACGTTGCGCCATTTGGATAATCGTGGTCTGAAAACCTTGGCGTTCTATACCTACATATTCTAACTTATTTTTGTCAATTGCACGTTTTATTGCTGGAATGATGTCTGGTCCTTCTAATTTTTGTCTTTGCATATCAATAACTAGAAGTCTATTGTCTGGAGTAACAGCAAAAGAAGTAATTACTGTATAATCGCTGTCTTTATTGGTTGTAGTAGCCAAATCAACTACACCAAACTTCTTCAATGCTTTTAGATAATATTCTGAGCCTTCAACTACGCATTTAATATTTCCTGCTTCATCCGGCACCATTACAAAATAATTCAACCATTCCGGCCTTAACATACCTTGACCTGCGTCAACAAACTCTGCTAAATACTCTTGTGCAAAAACTATAGAGCCAACTTCTTTTCTAGCTGCCTCAACTTCTTCGGGGTCAATCATAGGATTGTCAGTAGTAGAAAATCTAAAGCGTTCCCAATTCTCTGCGTCTTCTGCAACTTCCCATAAATCATAAAACCAATTGTTTCGTCCAATAGGAGTAGAAATAAATAAAGCAGAACCTTTTCTTTCAGTAAGAGTAGGACGTAGAACTTCTTGCCAGACCTCTGGTTTAACGAAAGCGGCCTCGTCCATAACTAGGAAGTCAAGACCCTCACCTCTAAGTCTTTGTGGATTATCAGCAGACCTAACAGCAATAGAACCTCCGTTAGGTAAATCAATTTGCATATTAGCTAAAGATACGTTTGGCTCTATCTCTCTTGGAAATGATTTTGCACTTGCAGCGATATCACGCCAACCAACTCTTGCAATAGAAAATGTAGGAGCAACCCACCAAGCTCTTCCACCCTTTAGGGCAACTTCCAAACACATTTGTACACCAAGTCTTGTTTTACCAAATCGTCGACCTGCACAAAGAATTTTCCAACGTGCTTCTGAGTCTCTTACTTTTTGCTGACCCTCGTGTAGTCTTGGAAGTTTAGGAAGATACTTGTTAGTCATAGATTTCCTTATACATAAATATCGGAGTATAAGGTCCATGATTAGCAGATAGAATATTGTACTCTATATGCTGTATTGCGTCAGACACTGCTTTGTCTTCGTCAACGTCTTCGTCTTCGAGTATTCCGTCAACTACAATATCTACCATTGTATAAAAATCATAGATAGCTACCCCGCCAGTTGTATAACCTAAATAAGCTTCTTCAAAGTCATCTACGATTATGGCTTCGGGATTGTAGTCTTTCAACTCGTCATATACCTTATTCATTTCTCCTCCATTGTAGTATAAGAAAACCTTTCAAGAGTTCAGTATATTCTCGCTTTGTTCCATACTGTTGTCTCCCGTCAAAGATGTCATGATGATTTTTGCATAAGATACAAACGTTCATAGGGTCGTTTGATATGTCTCTGTTTTTACCGCCCATACCGATTGCTATGAGATGGGCCATTTCTAGCCACTTCTTCTCATAGCAGTTCGGCCACTCACAAGTATAGTTAGCACGTTTAAGAGCTTCGGCGCGTAAATCTGATTTGTTTATTTTTCCTGTGCCTTCTCGTTTCTTTTGTCCCATTCCGGAGATACCGGATTCTGCACTTCTGCGCTTTTTAAATTCTGCGTAAGTCTCGTTCTCCACATCCCAAGTTGTCATGTGCGTAAGAACTCCATTTTAGATAAGGCTATCCCC